GCGTAATTAGATCGACAACTAATTACTATAAAATGAGGTAGCCAGGTAGCCTGGTAGCCATCACTAAAATGCAATGCCAACAAAACAAGGTCGCTTCTGGATTGGAACTCTCGCCCACCACACCTACGTGCCGTGGCCTCAATGCGAACTTACCTGGCAACGGGGGCAGTTGGAACTCGCCGCCTCAGGCTTCCTCCACTGGCAGCTCATCGTCGCCCTCCCCAAGAAAGGTACTCTGGCCTCGCTTAAGCGAATCTTCGGAACCGAAGGACACTGGGAGCTGGTTATCTCACGGAACGCTAGCGAATATGTCTGGAAAGAAGAAACGCGCGTCCCCGGTACCCAATTTGAATTTGGATCAAAGCCCATCTGCGTCTCCTCTAAGCTTGACTGGGATGACATCTGGCTGGCTGCTCGAACTGGTGCTATCGAGAGAATCCCTTCATCAATCCGTCTTCGTTGTTACAGCTCCATCCGAAGAATTGCTACTGACTATGCGCAACCAACTGCAATGGAGCGAACTTGTTACGTGTTCTGGGGTCGAACTGGCAGCGGTAAGTCAAGGCGTGCTTGGGAAGAAGCTGGACTACAAAGCTACCCTAAAGACCCCCGTACAAAGTGGTGGTGTGGGTATTCTGATCATGAACACGTTGTTATCGATGAGTTTCGAGGTTGCATCGATGTCTCACACCTTCTGCGATGGCTTGACCGTTACCCAGTCCTTGTGGAGATCAAAGGAGGCGCCCAAGTATTGAATGCTAAGAAGATTTGGATTACTTCTAACCTCGACCCCCGTTTATGGTATCCTGATTTGGATCAAGAGACTTTGAATGCGTTGTTAAGAAGACTTAATATAACTCATTTTAACTAATTTATTAACTAACTGACCTAACACCCTACCTAACTACACCTAACACCCGGACCTAACACCCTAACTCTAACTAACTAACTAAACTCCATCAGTCGCTTCAGCCTGTGGATTTTCGTCATCAATCACCGCAACGTTACCAATAACGCCGACCGGACCCGGATTATATTTAATCGCGTAAGGATGATGACGTCTTTGTTTCAGCGGTTGGGCGGTACCAACAGCAGCGGCGGTAATTTTGAATCCTGCCTGTTCGGGCATTCTAATTACATAATGACACGTCGTTTCAACTAAAATCCCGTAAGGATCAGCTAAAACGATATCTGTACTACGCGTAGCAGTAGAATTACCGCCAGTATCAGTAGCAACAATATCAGGGTAAAAACCCATGCATACTCCCATATTATTCTTCTGGTAGTTGTTAAAATTGACTCCGTCCCAAAACTTGGAAAAGTCGTATACACCGCGGTATCCCTGGATTGCATGGTAAGTTGTCTTACCAGCTTCTAAATGTATTACCTTCTCTTCCATCTGATACATTGCAGACATACGCGGACTAAGTTTGGGACTCAATCCAATCATTTCTTTATCTACGTCGTAGCAATTGATTCTACCATCGGTAGCAACGGCTCCTTCCTCATTCAGGGCTGTGTCCCAATAGCCAGTAAAGTCAGCCGTTCCTCGAAGGTTGCCTTTGTACTTCCAGGACCACAACTTAATTGTCATGCGTCGAGCAGTATTATTTTTAATCTCAAAACTGACCCATTGTCGGACTACATCGACTTGAACAGTTTTTGCATCAAATTGACCCGTATTGACACCGGCTTTATTACCATTGTATCCCTTGGCATTAAATAGAACTGAGGCCGCATCAAGCACTCTAACCGGGTCAAAGAAATGTAAACGACTTGAGTCTGTAAAGTTTCCATTTAACGCATCCCAACCGCGCCCTAAATCAACAACTAACTGTTGATCATCGAGGGGCGAGTACCTATATAGAAAACTCTCTTTCAGAAGCCCATTAGGTGAGACTCGCTCTAAGACTTGTTTCACTTTCTTACTGAATTTCCTCGTAACCTTTACACGTTTACGACCTTTAACTTTCGATGAGACCTTGGGGCCCTTATGCGCAAAGTTCTTTTGCATACCATCACCCCAAGCTCTTTCGGAGCGTGTAGCCCCCAAGTGAGGAGGGCCCGAACGAGTTCGGCTACCTACATAATCTCGTATTCTTTGGCCAGCAGCTCTAGCAGCTCGACCAGCCATACGATAACCTTCACTAGCTAACTGCCCAGTAAGTACAGTACCAGCACTACGGGCAGCATTACGAAGGACTTGGTAACGGGTACTAGGTCCTCTAGGAATATCTACGTGATGACTTGGCATTTGTTTGGGTAAGTGCAAAACAACGCGACAGCGCTATTTATACCCAAAAGGTAGCCAGGTAGCTTGGCTCTAAGAGGGTAACACTTCAGGCTACTTTTTAGCCTGGATCCTCTTAGAGCACATGCCGATCATTATGTGGTGATCGCCCGGAGATTAATTTAACGCGTAATTAGGCAGTGCGGGGCAGTGCAAGGGGCGTAATTAGATCGACAACTAATTACTATAAAATGAGGTAGCCAGGTAGCCTGGTAGCCATCACTAAAATGCAATGCCAACAAAACAAGGTCGCTTCTGGATTGGAACTCTCGCCCACCAC